TAGTATCTGTTGCTGCATGATGTGCTCCTGGATGTAATGCTGATCCAGTTAATACTGATGAATTTGCAACGTATAATTGTCCACCTACTGCATTAACTGTTTCCTTTTCAAATACGGCTGTTGATAGTGTTCCTCTTATTCTTGCATTCTCAACTTCTAACATACCTCCTGATACTGCAGTTAATCTAAATCCTGAACCTGCTAGGTTCGAAACAAAACCATCAGATTCAACAGTTCCGTCTTTACGAAGAATCATATTACCACCTTGAAGTTTAGTATCATCAAATGACCATCCTGCTATTTCTTGTCGTTCTGTTGATAGTTCAAATATTCTATCTCCTGCAGTGCTCCACCCTTTAATACCCCATTCATTAGAAGTATTAGTTTGGCCGATTGCAAGCATTACATTATCCCTATCATTGTCACCTATATTATTCTTACCATCACCAGAATCTCCATGAATTGTTATCAATTGATAATCAGCATCTATACTAATACCGAATTTATCTGTAGTGGCGGTTGTGAAAGAATATAAACGTTTGTCGGTAAAATTCCAACTTGCAATTTTATTAGTATCTCCAAATCGGAATATATTATTACCTCCTTCCGTTCCTTTAATACCCCAATTAGTACCATCAGTATGATATATTTGTACACGATTATTATCATCTTCTCTAATTTCAATATTTTGGGTAGATGGATCTGCATTAAGGATAATACCTTTATCAGAAGCGTTAAGTCTTTGAAGTTTATCGCCAACTATTTCCCAATTTGCAATTTTACCTGCACTTGCAGTCATTGCTCCAGCAGTATCAACTTGGAACCCGGAAGCTGATATATGATATCCGCTATTACCAGATGAATCTAAAATAACTGTATTATTACTTGATGATAATGTATTAGTTCCTATTCCCCATCCTCCAATAGTACCACCAGCTTCTGCAGTAATAGTACCTTGCATTATCACGTCACCACTTGTATCTAAATGGAAATTACTAGATGTAATTGCAATTGTTCCATCTCCTGAGCCAGATATAAAACTAGAGTCACTACCTAAAAAGAATTTTTGAGTTCGGATATCCAGTTCCGCTGGATTTGTCCTAAATCTAAAATAACTTGCAGAATCTTGTACTAATTCTAATCCTACTCCGCCATTATCATAATCATCAGTAACACCTTCTAATACTGAACCGCTCCAGAACATGAATCCTGAACCACTTCCTGCAGATGCTGATGTAAATCCTGTATATCCTATTGAACGCATATATGCTGAATTCACACCCGCTAATTCTACTCCTGAGCCGACTGAGTTTCCTACAAAAACTGAACCTGTAATAAGATTTCCTTCTCCAGAAATATAAGTATTATCTCCATCAAAAATTGCTCCTTGAGCAAATGGTTCACATTCCGCTGGTGCACCTTGGTAATCTAAAAATTGGAATTTAAATGCCAACGGTGCATTCATAGCATCTGTTGGTATTCTAATATTCATTTCTGTATGGTTAGGTGAAAATCCAGTTTCTATGTTCGCATTTAACTGTATATTCTTTATATAAGCTTTACCTTTACGAACAACAAATATAGGTTTATATCTATCCGTATAGAATGGAACAAATTGTACTTGACTCCAAACTGCTTGTCCTCCTGTATTAAATTCAACCGAACCTAAATAATTTCCGTATTCTGAATTAGTTAGTTGATGGGCAGCTCCTTGTTCTGTATATGGAGCTCCTATGATAGCACCAAAATATTCTTTTGTATCATGAATTTTTGAACCTGACATATATACATCAACACGAGCTCCCATTGGAGAAGCTCCTTGGGCTTCCATAGATGATGTTTGCTCGGCTTTTGTAAAGAATGATAAATTATATTCTGTATTAGCATATAATGTAGGTTTATAGGTATCACTTAAAGACCATTTAACATGAGACGAATTTTGATTTTGAGACGTAAATACATCTGTACTTTCTAATAATACTGATTCTCCTAGGTAATCATTGTTCCATGTTTGTGAGCCGTAAGCAACTTCCCAATACGTATCAATATCTTCTTGACTATTCAATGCTCCCATTGGTTTGTCAATAACTCCCATTTGTAAATCAGCTGAGTTAGATGCTGTATCTGATAATACTTCTTTCATTTCTAAAATAGTATTTCCTACATCAGTATAATCTCCTGGAGCTCCCATCAGTTTATATAATGTTTTAACTGAATATACATCTCCTGTTGATGGCTCAATATTAGCTAATCTAATATTTGCAAAGGACATTGAATTTTCTGTGTCTTGGGACATTTGTGGAACCCAATAACTCATTGTAAATGCAGATGCACCAAAATCAACAACATGGTGGCCGAACTCTTCACTATTACGACCTGCTAAGAAATCAAATGCTGGATGTAATCTACATGTTGTTGAATTTTCTATGTCAACAATTGTTCCAATATATGTTGCATCAGTTGATCTATTACTATTAGAGCCGGCTGTATTTCCTGAATTTGTTGATGTTGCATGAACAACTTGGCCTGAACCATTAATCCAATGATCTGTTTCAGCTGTAATCTGTGGATTGTTTATAATTACTGTTGCTCCTAGATGCTGACTACCACTTAATGATAAGCCTGCAAAAGTAGCTACTGTCGTATCTGGTGGATTATATACAATCGTTGATACTGTAGTAACGTTATTTTGTGGTGTTGATACACTTGATTGTGCATCTCTGATTGATGGAGCCATTGTAATTGATGTGGTTCCACCTGGGCCATTATTACCTACATTAACAGTTGCAATCGCAACTTTTGCAGGAGTTAAGTTTGTTGTTGATTTTACCTGTGCTACAGTTGAATTATTTGGTGTTCCTGACACTGCTGGAGATTTGGCTAAAGTAGATGGCATCGCAATTGCTATCTTGGCAATTCCTTGTGATTTTGAAGGTGTTTTTGATGAAAATGATGCTTCTGGAATAGTATTGCTAGGGTTCTGTGCTTGGGGCCATATTGTTTTGGTGACTGCAGCTGCTATAGATTCTATTGTTGGAGTCGTAATATTAGTTGTTACTGTTGAATATCCACCTGCTGGACCGGTTCCTGAAATAGATAATCCATTTTCTGATGCTGATCCTGATATTACTTTAAAGAATGTTGGTAAATCTGTTATCTCTGAAAATGTTTTTACTTGTTCTTCAATTGTTATTTCTGGTTCTTGTAAGAAAAGAATTTCAGAATTGTTACGTCTATTTGGTGCAACTCTAGAAGTCCTAGTCCATAATACATTAGGTAGATCTACCCAATTATCACTCATGACATCTCTACTAAACGGAAATTGATCATTAGTTTCTGGATCGTATAGAGCTCTTCCTGCTAAATAGAAAGTACATTTACCTACTGGAGTATCTGGATATATCCATATTGATATTGTACGTACTCCATCTTTTTCTAAATAGTTTAATACTTCGAAGTAAATCGGGTCGCCATTGTAATCTAATATTTCTATATGGACCTTTGAATCGTCAACTAATGTATCAGGATCACCTCTAAATTTAAATACATTCTTTCCTGCTGTTAATGTTGTAGGAAATTCCTTTATCTCAAAAAAGTCTTGTGATAATGGTTCTCTATCAATTACATCATATCTGATATTCGCGTTTTCCGCTAATCCTATATAGGAGGCCTCTCTTTTGATTGCCATGAATTTCCCTCGTACTTACCTATTTATTTTAATATAAATATGGTTAACTCTTAATTATAGGAGATTTTGGAGTAGCCGTTTGTCTTCTTAATTTCAACTAATTTCTCCACGATATCTCTCATAGCATCAATATGAGATATACATAATAAAAATCCAAATTGTGATTTCAGATAATCAAATAACATATACATTGAATTAAGATTATCTGAATCTAATACTCCGAATCCTTCATCTATTGCTAAGAAGTTAGGCCTTGGAAGATTTGATACATTTATTAAAGAAGTTCTAATAGCTAATGAAGATATAAATTTCTCCATTCCGGAAGTTAATTCTAATGGCCAATAATTATCATCATCATAAACGATAAATGCATTAATATTTTTGCCATCTGTATGTAATACCATGGTAAATTCAACAATCTGATTTAATATATTATTTATTTCGGATTCTATTTGTGGTAAAGCTTTTGAAATTAAATGGTATGGAACTCCGTTTCGTTGAACCGCTTTTTGATAATATTCAAACCCTTTATATTGTTGTTCTAAATCTTTTAATCTATTAATACCATCATTAGCATCTTGTTTAGACTTCTCCGCCATTTTTAATTTTCCTGATAGTGATAATAATTTTGTATCTAAATGTCCTAATTCTGTATTAACAACTGTTATCTCATCTCTGATTTCATTTATTTCAGAATTTTTAATTTTATTATATTCTAGGTTATCTTTTTGTTTTTCAGATTTTTTTAGTTTAATTCTCTCAGCCTTAATATCATTATTAGTTTTTTCGATATTCCAATCTGTAGTTATTAATTCATGTTCTTGTGCAATTAATGTTCCATTATTTATTCCTAACGAATGTTTTATATCTGATAATCTCTGTAATTGTTCGTTTGGTTTTTCTATTTGTTCTAATCCTGTTATTCGTCTTCCTATATCATCAATATCAAACATTATTTGTTGTTCTTCATCAATTAATTTAGGTAAGAAATCTGCTATCTGTTTTGTTTCTTGTAACCAAGGATTTGCCATACAAAAACTACAATTTTCATCCCATTCATGTTTATCTAATTTAGATACCATTTTTTGAGCATGTTGAATTTTTAGTTGTTTTACTTTAAGATCATTTTTTAATTTAATTAAATCTGATTTATAATTTTTTAATTCTAATATTTGGTCTTTAATAAAATCCTCATCTACATTATTTATTTTCTGCTCCGTTTCTTTAATTAATTTTTTCTGTTCTTTAATTAATTCTTTTTGTCGGCCTCTTTCCAATCTTAAATTTCCTAAAGAATCATTCAATTGAGTTATTTCGAATTTGATATCATTTGGTTCTGATAATGTATCGTCTACTTTCTTTAATTCTTTTGTCATAGTAAAAATGATATCATTAAGATTTGTTTTCATTTCTTCATGTTCATGCTTATCAACTTTCATTTGTTCATATGAACCAGTATGTTGAATTATTATTTCATTTGCATTTACTAAATCTGTTGAAAAATCTTTTCTTTTATATTCTCTAATTAAAGCTGCTGTTTCTCTAATTTCTTCATGTCCAACTAAATATTGTTGTTCAAATATATCAATATCTAAAAATTGTGATAATAAGTCTTTTCTTTCTCTTTGAGTTTTATCGATAAATCCTGTATTATTATTTTGTAACGACAATGCGGTTAATACAAAATCTTCATATGAACCTAAATATTGTCTTATACTTTTATTTGTAGAATCTCTTTGGTCTCCATTTAGATTTTCTTTATCTCCATCTTTATCAACTCTCCAGAAATTTACGTCAACTTTAACATGTCCTCTATTATTTTTCTTTCCTAGTCGTTCGATAAAATAATTATACTTTCCTAATTCAAATTCAAATTTACATGCAAACTGAGATTTTTTATTATTTAATACATGAGCTGCTTTTTTAGTTCTAGAACATCTATCAAAGCAACAGAATGCTAATGCATCTAACAATGTTGACTTGCCAGAAGCATTTGGAGCAAATAATCCATAACTCCCAACCATATTTGTGAAATCCATTTCATTATCTTCTCCGTAACTAAACATATTAGAAAATTCAAATTTCTTTGGTTGCCATGTTATATTTCTTGTTAATGTATTTGCTGGCAACTTGGAGTGTACTGTTCTGTTAATATGTCTTACTGTATCTAATAATTCATCATCGAGTGCATATTCGTCTGTAAGGTATTCTGTAATAACTTTATTTTGCCATTCTACATCTCGTACATTACCAAAATTAATTTTATTTTGTGCATCTGTTGTATTTAATGCATTTATTTTTTGAATTGAAATATCTTGTACTTTATACTTTGATTTTATTTTTGCAATGATTTGTTTTAATGTACCAGAATCAGTATCTTTTACTTTTAATCTTAATCTTGGTTTTTTTGGAACTTTTAAATTTGGATTAATGATTTTTCCATTATCAATCTCATATGTATAATAACCAAAATCATTTACGATTTCTACAAATTCAGATTTTTTAGTTGCTAAATCCCATACTAATATTCCATGTCCTAATTTTTCTCCATGATTTTGTTGAATTAAAGATCCTGGATATGCTATGGTTTTTTCAATATCTAAATATTGTAGCTTATGAATATCACCTAACAATGTTAAATCATGTCCTATAAATATATCAGTCGTAACATGTGTATTACTTAAAGTAAATCCTGCATCTGTTGATGCGTTATGAACCGATCCATGATGAAGAGCAATCTTATAATTACCATCAAAATCTTTAGCTTTTATATATTTTATCGGCTTTTCATCCACCGCCATTACGTTAAAGTGTACACCTTGGATATCGTATACACCATTGTCTTTAAGATAGTGTAAGTTCTTATGTTTGATGGCTTTAACAATAGGACTTAAGGCGTCAAGTCTATAGTTATTATTTAGGTTACAATCGTGGTTTCCTAAAATTACTATTGTAGGTAATAAGTCTGCTAAATTAGTAAAAAATTCTGAGGTTAAGTCTACTAGTTCTGGTGACATATCTGTTTTTGCGTGTACTATATCTCCTGCAACATAAATTAAATCATTTTCGGTTTTAGTCTTTTTAATATAAGAATATAATTTTCTAAATACTTGTCTATATTCTTTATGTCGTTTTACATTTCTTATATGTACATCTGCTATGTGATATATTTTATTTATCATATTCCCATTATCCTTTGTTCTATCAACCATTCTGACGTCATTTTTTTTGTTCCTGCTAATATATTATTGATTTTTCCGAATCCAATTTCGCTTGGGTCTGATTCTTTTAGGTCTACAAAGTATACTTCTACTCCATTTGCCATAAAATATTCTGCGGTTTCTATAGCTTGTTTTCTTGCATCCTGATCAAGACATATATAAATTGTCTTTACATTATTTTCTATTATTCTATGTTTTAATTGGTCTGGAATTGTTTTACCAAATAATGGTATTGCATTTCGTCTGATTGTAATTGCATCAAATACTCCTTCTACTAAACATACTGGGTAGTTCCAGTTTATATGTAATTCAAATCCTACTATGTCTTTTGATACTTGTGGATTTTTATGTTTCCATACATCATCTTCATAATAAGCTCTACCGACAAAATAATTTAAAACTCCATTTGCATCATAACTTGGAATAATTATTTTTCCGGAGTATAATCCTTTCCTACAATATCCAATTCTATATTTTAGAATATCATATATTGTAATACCTCGTTTTTTAAGATAATAAATAGCGTTTCTATATTCTGGCGATGATTTATCTAATTTCCATAATGGTCTAAATTCAACTGGGAGTTCTACTGCTTTTGTATTGGTTGTAGTTATTTTTGGTTTATATTCTGTTTCTTCTATAAACTCAAATAATTTAGAAATCTTATGTCTTTCAACATTCAATTTCTTAAATAATGTGATTATCTTTCTACCTGCTGCGTTACATACCCAACAATGCCAATGTTGAGATAATATATTAACTTCTAACTTTTTCTTGTTATGGTGGCAAAATGGACAATGAAATGCTACATTGCCTTTATTAGTAGATCTACCCTTACCAAGAACAGTTTCTATTAATGATAGTAATTTAAAATTCGTCATGTATTAAAATATAAAGAAAACTTTTCAAATAACCTAATTATTTTTCAGAAAACCATTCTTGTGGTATTGTCTTTTCTGCCCATGGAATTCCATGTTTATCACAGTAAGATCCATATGTAGTTTTTGAACCTTTTCTAATTTTAGTTTTACCTGACATAAATACTATTCTTATATCTAATTCTGGATGTTGTTTTTTAATAAGTAAATGTTTTTTTCTATCTTCTGCTACCCATCTACCTTTTGTTTCAACTAAAATTCCATTTGGTAATGTAAAATCAATTGTATAAGTATGTTTAGTTTCTGGTTTGATATATGGTATTACTGTTGTTTCATATTCAAACTTAACTTTATTTTCTTTTAGTTGTTCCGAAACTTTATGTTCAAATCCGCTTCGATAACCATGCTTAATTGCATTTCTACGCAATTTACTTTTACTTCTCCATGCCATATTAATGATAACCGTTTAATAATTCTAGTAGATCATCTATTGCATCATGACGATGACTATCTACTAATACTGTTTTATATACATATTCTGAATTGGTTAGTTTGGCCATATCATGATATGCTGACCAGTTTTTATCTTTCAAATCTATTTGATATGAATCTCCACAGAATATCATTTTGGAATCTTTACCTAACCTTCCTATTGCCATTGCTAATTGAGATCTTGTTAAGTTTTGAAATTCATCTACAATAACAATTGAATTATCAAATGTTCTACCTCTAAAATGAGCAAGAGATACTAATTCTATAGATTCTTCCTTTTCCATTTTATTTAATATTGTAGGCTTATTATAAACCTTTCTCATATTAGATCTAATTGGAACTAACCATGGCTCCATTTTTTCTCTTTCAGAACCAGGAAGAAATCCATTATCTTCTGTAGAAATAGTAGGCCTTGTAATTATTATTTTATTATATTGCTTTTTGAAAAATTGATCTAAAGCAATTTGTACTGCTAATAATGTTTTTCCAGAACCAGCTTTTCCTACTATAAAATTAAATGGATGTTTTAAAATTTCTGTTTTAGATTTTTTTTGTTCTGGTGAAAGTGATAATGAAAACCGTACAGCTCCTTTTGGTGGACTCTTTACCATATTATCTTTAATTGCCATCTGTAAACTCCTTTATGTTAAAACTATTTAATATAAATATCTAGTAGTCCCATCTAATCAGGAAATTCATATCAATATCTTCCCGTTTTTGTATTGGTCTTGCTAGTTTTGCAACTGCTAATAATCTTGCTCTATCATCATATAATCCAACTGTGGTAATATATGGTTTAAATCCACTACCTGTGAATTGTGGCATTATTAATTCGCTTTTTAATTTTCTTAATGTTGGATTCATACTAACATTACACTCACTTGCTGGAACTTTACAAAGTACTTCATTTTCATAAATTGTTCTTGAAGATTTGTGTTCGAGGTTCCATACATTTTGTAATGCATAATGATATTTTGGTAAAGGACTTGATACTACAACTTGTCCAGTTCTATAAAATACATTTCCTGCAACTGATGTTTGGTATGCACTACTACTATAGTAATGATTGTTAGCTAAAGATTCTATTGAACCAGATTCTAAATATGTATCATAAATTCGTATTTCATCTAAGCTTCCTGATAAAGTTGTATTTGTATTTCCTGATGAATTTAAGGCTCCAAATACTAAATGAGATGGATTCATTACACTAACATTTGTATCTGCATGATATCTATCAGTTACAGTATTATCTTTAACTCCATCAATCCAAATACCTAACTCTGATCCTGATTTTTGACATACAATATGATGCCAATTTTGATTATCTGCTACAGCTGATGAGGCGGTAATAAATGTACTTGATGTTACTTCGAGAGTAGAAGAACCATCACTTCTACGTAATAATAATTTACCTGCATCATATCTTGGATGTGAATGATTTGTTATAGTTATATCATAAGGAAATCTGTTACGTAAATTTTGTATATCTGTAAGTTTTGTTGTTCTTTTATATCTATTGGTTCTTATAATTTCTGTTTCAACTCCTCGCTTAGAAATTATATTTTGTGTTGTTATTTTAGATGATGAAAATGCTTGATGTGCTGGAATATTACACCAAAATGAGATTGAAAATTCTTCATCGTTTCTAAAATTAAATTTTGGATTATTTGGTGTTAACACATATGCTGCTGAACCTGAATTCCATCTTGCGGATATTCCTGAACCTGTTATATATGTTCCTGTTGTTGGAATACCTCTTCGATATTCTACATTATAAGCTTTTGAAAATATAGCATTTTTTTCATTTACTAATTGTGGAAATATGGCCTTATTTACATCACCACTTACTGCTCCAGAACCTATTTTACCAAAATTTAATTCAAAATGACGAAATTCATCATTGAATCCCCAATATGCAACTAAGTTCTTTTTAGGTGCAAAACTAGCTGAATCTATTTTTGGGTCTCGTAAATTACCATATTTATCATCATATAAATCAAATTTATCATAAGTAAGCGAACCTGTATTCGAAAGTTTAACTGATCTACGTTTAATATTTTCTCCATGCTGGACATATGGTATTGCAATTACACTACAAGAATAAAATAAATTTTTCTCTGTATATCGTGGATTGTAATGTTCAAATGTATTCATAGGCTGATGTTTATTTTCAGGTCTATAGAACATATGGTTTAATGCTTTCCATGTCGGGGTTTGGTATGTCCCATCAGAATTCTTTATATTGTCCGCGGATAAATTTGAAGCACTTATTGGAGTTGTTTGTACATTATGAATTCCATGACGTACGGTATAATAATTTGCTTGCCAAGATGAATTATTGGTTTTGAATGTTGTATTCGCTTCAAATGGTGTATTTGAAACATCATCTGCATTAATTGGTCTGAAAACTACTGCCCTGGAAGCCATTTATATTCCCTTTATCGTTAAAACTCTCTTATACTTATAAATATAAGAGAGCTCTAAATATGATGAATTATAACGATTAGAATCTATTAGAAGTCTAATTTTACTTTAATTAATGCCTCTCTTGTAAATGATTTCAATAAAGGTTTACTTAATTTCGCACAAGCTAATAATTCTCTTCTATCATTATACATACCAATAGTAGTTATATATACTTTAGGATCTCCGATAAACGAACTTTGTTTAAATCTACCATTTGATCCGGTAGCAAATGTTGGATTATTTGAGAAGTTATATTCTGCATTAGTTGCTCTTACAAAATAATGAGTTGATGTTATCTTTTCTGATGATCTTGCTTGGAAGCCTAATTTATCACCAGAATCATCAATTAAGTATGCACCTGAATGAGACATTGCAGTATATAATTTAAATGCATTATCACCAGCTACTTCTGAACCTGATACTGTATTAAATGATGCTGATAAATTCATTCCACTACCACCTATTGCAATAACTCCTAAATCTGGATATATTAGTCCATAATGAATTGGATTATTTTGTTGGTACACTCCTTGTTCAATTGAACCAGAAACCATATTATATCTTCTTCCGAAATGTCCTCTTCTAACTGAGATTGCAGAAGTTATTTTTGAATCATCAATTAATCTAATGTGAGGACAAAGTGCTGATCCTAATAATGGACGAACACCATCAGCTGATGATGTATTTGAATTATTACCTTGGTTTGCTCCTGCCGCAAATTTAGATCCTGATAGTTCAGCTAAACATACTTCAATGTTTCCTTCATCTAATCTTTCTCTCATTAATGCTCTATTAACATTAATAAAATACATATCATCTTCATCTGTACCATTAACGGTAAATTTTTTATCGTCTGGTTCTAAACATAATAATCTATATTGAGAATAAATAGCTCTTGCTGGTGTATCATTAACTTGTCCTCCTTCATCTGCAGAACCTGAACCATTAACATGGCCCCAAGCAACACTAAACATTGCAGATGATGTTATATCTTGAAGTACTCCATTATTAGTATTATTATCTCCATTCCAAACTTCGTAATAATATCTTTTTTGAGTTGAAGTCATTCTAGATGATGTATGGAATGTAAGTTGATTACCTGTATTGTTTGGAAATAATCCTCTAGTTACTATTTCTTGCTGATTTGGGATAACATCAGTATCAAGATCAAATTCCGTAAAGATTCGTCCGTTTCGTGCAGCTAATCTCGCTCTTTCTCTTTGAGCAATTAATTGATTTGCAATTTGTCTTGCTCTTCTTTCTATTTCGATATTTCTTATCTTAGCCGCATTAGCTATATCTCTTACACTATCAGATTGTAAGACTGGTGAAGTTCTACTTGGTCGAGACCTCATTGGACTAGCTACCCTAGATCTTGGACTTCTGGCTTTAAATCGGCCACCCCAACCTCCTCTCGCGATCATGGAAGAACCGTTATAACTTGATTTGTTTCTTTTTAATGATGTCATAATTTATTATCCCTATTTATTACATAGCCTCTAAAGCTACTCCTGGTGTTGTTTCTAATTCTTGTTTTTCTATTGTCAAGTTAATAGTAACACTACCACCTGTTTCATTACCAACAATTGTTATAGTTGCTGTTTTATCTTCGACTGGTTGAGCTTTTGCTATAATTTCAAATGACAATCCTTGTACCGTTACTGTTTGAGCTGCTTCGTTATCACCAATAAATGCTGGTACTGTTGCTCCTGCTCCTGACCTACCTGTTCCTCTAGTTACTCTTATGTAGGCTGCATCTGAATCAGATAAAATTGCTGTATAGCCAAATGTTTGGTTTCCTCTATTAAAGTTTCTAGTATACGGTCTAATTGAAGCTGTACCACCACTTGATAATGTAATATTTTTATTCTGTACAGAAATTACAGGGATTCTAGTTGATCTAGATGGTAATGTAACTAACTTATATTTCATCATCTGTGTTTCGTCTGGTAATGCTTCTATTACCGGCATGTTCTCAATTACAACACCATAATATGCTGTTCCAAGCGGATGATCTGGGTTCCATAAATCGTAATCTATTTCATCATCTGCAAGCGAAAATTGTGTTATTTTAAATTCGTCACGGCCCCTTGCTAATAATTGACGTCCTTTTTTTGTCAATATTGCGTCCACCGTAATTGAACTGTTATCTAAATATCCCATAGTTAATTCCTCTTTATTTTTAAATAAATATGTTTATAGGTAAAAAGTATACCATTTATACAACATCTAAATTAGCGCCATCTGGTAAATCTTTCTTATATACTAAACTATATCTGTTTCTTATTGTTACTTTTACTACTTCTTCGCCATTTATATCGTCTGTTGATGGTACATTAATTGCTGGGGCTGTTAATTTTGAACCTTCATAATAAGATGAGTCGGCTGGATCATCTCTATAATCTGCTGGCTGTAATGAATGGCTTGTTGCCCATTGTCCTAAATCTGTTAATGGTGCAAACCCATTGCTCCTTATTCTTCTTGTCATATTTTCACGACCTCTTCTTTGTCGTGAATCTATATCTCTTTCTGCTCTTAAATGTGGATACTTATTTAAGTATCGAATATCTTGAGTAGTTAATTTTTTATTCCATGCCCTTACTTGTCCAATACTTCCAGAGAATCCTAAAGTTCTTGTACCGGATACATATCCTGAGCCTATTGCTTCAAAACCAAAAGATCCTGAATTTACTGGATCATTTCCAATTGCCTTACTTGAAGTTCCTAAACTTATTCCGTTTTGCCAAAATTCCATAACTGCATTAGATGGTTCTCTTCCATCATATGTAATTACAAAATGATTTAGATCTGTTCTATCATTTAGGCTTGATGTTATTATTTTTTTTGGTGATGACCAATAATTGGCTGATAAGGCTCTTACTTGTAATGGACCTGCAGATGAAAGTGCAAAATATGGTTGAGAAGTACCAGTAAACATTGATGGATTATTATCTTCTGCAGAAGTAGCGGTATCATTATCTGCTCCCATAAATATACTACCTGTGCCATGGAACCCTGCCGCCTCTTTCATAAGCCATGATAATGTCCAACGTTCTTTATATCCATAATCACCACCTAATCTTAAGTTAGGTATTTGTACATATTCTTTTCCTCTTTTATCTACTGATTGCGATAAAGAACAACTAATTACTAATAAGTTTCCTGTAAATCTATTATGAGTTACTGATTCATATTGTGGTGATGCAATTGGAAGAGGATTATTAGCGGTATCTCCTGCTAATACTTTTGAATGCGAAATACTATGTGCATAATTGGTAGTTAAATCTAAAAATTTACCATTTGCCTTTCTTACATTTAATGGATAATGTCTAGCAGCTGCATCGGCTGGTCCGTAATGAAAAACTTTCTTTTGGAATGTCGCTGATTTTCTTTGTTCATATACATGAGAACCAGTAGGTGAATATTCTAATGAATGTTTTGATGACGTTATCCAAGTTGAACCTGAAAGTACAACTCCTACATGGTTATAAACAGCTCCTGGATAACCATTTTGAATTCTAAATAAATCTATTCCTGGATCTGGTGCATCATTAGATCCTGAATGTGGCGCTCGTAATACAAGTATATGGTCGGCTGACATAGAACCTGTTGTTATATTTATTGAGGAAGTTAAACTTCCAGACATGTCAGATGTAAGATTTATAATATTTCCAGGTATAGAACTTGTATAGGTCAGATGTTCAGCATCAGCTGTCCATTTATTATCAATTGAAGCTGTATAATGCATTGGTTCTCCATGCATAGGTTCCGTTACACCAATTGAAGCTGTATAATGTAATGGTTCCATTAATGGATCTGGAAATGGATCTGGTATAGTATCTTCCCAATGTAATTCTTCTCTTGATGGTTGAGCTTCGACCATTACTTTTGATCTTTCTAATACACTTGGTTCAATAATTAATCCTACATCAGCATTTGTTCTTACCGGGATTAATTGTTTCACTTGTGTAAAGAATGAGAAATCAAATAATGCAAAAATTCTTATATATGCATTTAAATCGTTATCATTATCATACTTTTTCCAGTATTGGTATGCAAAGTTTTTATATCTAGGATATTCATCTTTATATTGATCTTCTGCAGAGCCAAAATAATCATCTAATGCAGTTCCACCTATTTGATTATATATATCTTTATTAATCATGTCTTGAGGTGAAAAGAATATTCCTAATTTATTTGAATCAGTAGATGCTATATCATATTCACTAACTTCACCCCGCGTTTCATGATCTAATGGATGAACTAATTTATTATCTTCTATTCTTATTTTTGCAGATTTAAGATTTTTTCCTCCAATACTTGGTCCATGTATATAATATGTCTCATCTACACGTTCATAATGATCATTATTTACTGAATCAGCTGGAGTTAAAAATCCTGATGCTGTTGCATATGTATCTCCTGAATCAGAACCACTTGGATCTGAAAAATCTAATATTACTTGGTTAGGATGACTTGATGATATAAACAATGTTTTAGTATGATCATATCCAATCTGATTAGTTCCGAGTGGATAATGTCTTACTAATGTATCAAATGATGATGATGGTGATAAACTTGATACATATGATTTTGGATTCAATGTATG